TATCACAGACTTCCTTAACCACTCTAAGCACCAAGCTGAAAGAATAAATACAATGGGAGTATTTAGGCAGTCATATAGAACTGATGGCACTAAGACTGCAGGGCAGTGGACCAAGGGCACAGGTACTCCAGGATCTGCAGATATATCTGCTACTATTTATGGGAGATCTGTAAAGATAGAAGTAAAGATTGGTAAGGATAAGCAGAGTGTAGTGCAAAAGCAATACCAACTAATGATAGAAGCTGCAGGAGGGATCTATATCATAAGCAAGACCTTTGATGATTTTATTGAGTGGTATGATAATTTTTGCGTAAAGTATGAAATTTAAGTACTAATATCAATTAAAAACTAAACATATGAAAGCAATAATAATTAGTCTAATAGTTGGCTTTTGCATAGGAGCCTTGTTATTTCAGAATAATAAAAAATATGCAAAAATAGCAGAAGAGAATAAGCTGCTTAAAGATAAGATATATATTTACGAAAATTACACAATAGAAAGCCCCTAACTATGAAAGCAACACTAGAATTTAACCTACCTGAGGACCAGTATGACTTCAACCATGCTACCAATGGCTTCAACTATTACATGGCACTTGTAGAGATGGATGAGTGGCTACGAAGTGAGTACAAGTACAACGGTAAGGAGGAGATGTATGAGGTGAGGGAGAAGCTAAGAGAAATAATTTTAGAAAATAATGTTAAAATAGAATAATAAGTAGTATATTTGTAACAATTAATAAACTAACCAATGGAAAAAACAACAACTAAGGCTGTAAAGCCTCAGGAGGTTGAGCAGCAGCCTGCTCCCTTCTATGTTCGCCTTCACCAGGCAAAGCAACTAATCGGTAAAGTACATAAGAATGCTACTAACCCCCATTTTAAGAAATCTTATGCAGATATCAATAGTATCCTAGAGACTGTTGAGCCTATTCTTTTGCAGCATGATCTGTTATTACTACAGCCTATAGATGGTGGTAGTGTTTGTACTCAGATTGTATGCATCTATACTGGCTTTAGTATCTCTAGCTGTATGGCTATGGACTTAACCCTCAATGCACAGCAGCAGGGTAGCCAAATTAGCTACTTTCGTAGGTACACCATCCAAGCTCTGCTCACTCTTCAGGCAACTGATGATGATGGCCACATAGCAACAACTGCTAAACCTAAGATAGATGCAAAGAGATTTGCTGAGGCTGTTAAGGCTATAGCAGATGGTAAATTCACTGTAGAGAAACTTAAAGATAGCTTCGAGCTTAATGATGTACAGATTAATTCACTGCTTTTAATACCTATGATTTAAATTAGTAACCAATAAATACATAAATATATGTTTAATTTAACCAATGCACCAATGCCGAATAATAGTAAGCAAGTGCAAACAAACAAAGAGGTAAACAAGGTTTACCGAACTAATGATCATACTAGATTTAAAAAAATTAATGGTAATAGAGCCGTTAATAAATTACATCTAAACAGATTAATTGAGTCAATAAATAATGATGATTTAACTCATGCAGTACCAATAGTGGTAAATGAAAATTTTGAAATAATAGATGGCCAACATAGATTTGATGCCTGTTTATTTTTAAATAAGCCAATTTATTATATTATTGTTCAGGGATCCTTAAAAGAGGTGCAGATTTTAAATCAAAATTCTAAAAATTGGAAGTCTGAGGATTATATTGAGGGCTATTGTGATCTTAATATGCCTGAATATATTTGGCTAAATTCCTTTATGAAAGAAAATAAGTTTTCTGCTGAAATAGCTGCTCTTATTTCTACTAAAAATTACTCTGGTAATATAAGTATGTTTATTAAATCAGGCAATTTAAAAATATCTAATAGAGATCAAGCAAATGTAAGAGCAAATTATTTTCATCAGTATCGTAAGTTATTTGATGGTGCTTACACTAGAAGATTTGTAGAAGCTGTTATAGTAGCAGATAAAATAGATGGTTTTTCTCATGATAAAATGTTGCAAAAATTATCTTATCAGTCAGATAAATTAAGAAATTGCACAACAAGTAGAGCTTATTTAGCCATGCTAGAAGAGATATATAATTATAGAGAAAGAAACGAAAAACTAAGATTTTTTTGATATGAAAATTAGATGTTCAGCTATAGGTAAGATAATGACCTCTTCTAAGACTAAAGGGGAGGTACTATCACAAACTACTAAGACGTATATCCAGGGCTTAGCCCTGGCACACGTTTATGGTATACGTAAAGAGTTTACTAGTAAGTATACTGATAAGGGCAACGAATGTGAGGATATGTGCCTCAGCTTTGTAATGGAGCAGATAGATAAGGGCTTCCTGTTTAAGAATGAGGAGAACTTTAGTAATGATTGGCTTACCGGTACACCGGATGTAGTTACTGATCAGGTGCTAGTAGATGTGAAAAATTCATGGAGTGGCAGCACGTTCCCCTGGTTTGATACTGAATGCCCTAACAAAGATTACTACTACCAACTGCAGGGGTATATGTTTTTATGTGATAAGCAGGAAGCTCTGCTATGCTACTGCCTAACCAATACACCCCATGCCATAGTAGAGCAGGAGGTAAAGAGTGCACACTATAAGTTAGGGTTAATGGAGGAGAGCCTGGACTTAAGAGACCAGGTGCAAAAACAGCACAGCTTCGACCATATCCCTGATGCTAAGAGAGTGAAGACCTTTGTAATCAAACGTGATGATGAGGTGATAGAGCAGATTAAGGTGAGGGTAGAACAGTGTAGAGAGTATTTTAACGAACTAATAGCACAATTATGATCATCCTACTAACAATATTGCTTACCCCTGCAGTGGTGTGGGGGTGGGTAGTGACTATCAATTATTTATTAACAATTTTTAACAATGATTAACATGGAAACTAAGAACAACAGTGGTGCTATCTTCAAAAATGATAAGAAGACAAGCGAAAATCAACCTGACTACAAAGGGAAGGTAAATGTAAACGGTGCTGACATGGAGGTGGCACTATGGTTAAAAGAAAGTAAAGCAGGTACAAAGTATTTTGGTGCTACATTTCAAGAACCTTATGTGAAACCTGAAGCTAGAGTAGTAACTGATGAGCAGGATGATGATTTGCCATTCTAAATAATATTACTATATTTGGGCATGATATTACTAGCCCTTATACCATTAGCCTGGTGGTTTGTTAATTTTGAGCCACTGCAGGCAACTATAGACTACTTTTTTAAGTATAACACAAAGTACCCAATAGCCATACATATACACTCTGCATTAGGATGTATTAAATGTGTGGCTTTTTGGCTTGCTTTAATTTGTACCTTTGATTTTATTTTAGCTTGTCAGGCTGCACTGCTTGCTTATATACTAGATGAATGTTTACAGAAGCTGAGATAGAGATAGTGGATGCAATAGCTAAGATGCCTGATAGTGAAAGGTATACTAAGCACTCTTGCATAAAATTATTTAAGATTAAAGAGAAGTATGAGGGTAGACAGCCTAGAGAATGCTTTTGTGCATCAGTTAGGAGGAGGATATGGTCCAAGGACTTTATGCAATGGTATGAAAAAAGCTTTAGATCAGTACATTAGCAGCAACTATGCTGAGGTGAGGGCTTACACTTCATACTTCCTATCTAAGATGGGTAGTTACATTGACGCTGATACTGTTATCAATAACTCATACCTTCACGTAGTTAATATAGATGGTGATCCTGACAAGGTGAAGGGCTATCTACTCAATACAATTAAGTATCAGATCCTATGGTCCACATCAAAGAGCCACCGAGATGATAAGATAACAGCCATTGAGCACCCAAACACTGAGCCTGTAGATGATGATGATTTGGTGCATAAGCTGAGGGAGGATAAAGCCTACTCTTTTAATAAGGGATTAATAGAAATCTATCGTAATGAGATAACAGATAAGATACAGCTCATAGTATTTGAGGCATATATAGATAAGGGGTACATCACTAGTAGGGCAATGGCTGTCTATTTCGGAATAACACATACTTCTGCTTACTACCTGATCAAAGAATTGAAACAAAATATTAATAAGTTACAATATAGGTATGAAACCGAGCCAAGTTATTAGTATCTTTAGCCTGTTAATAGCTCTGAGCTGTGGACTTGCTTTGTTTTGTTTAGACTATGAGTGGGCCAGTAGAGCTGCAGGGTTATGGATTGCATTTTATTATACATTTTTAATTTTAAGTCAATATGAAAACAAAGAATGAACACCTAGGTACGTACATCACTACCTACAATGGCAACTATGAGACCACAATAGAGGTAACAGAAAAGATGGCTAAGGACCATAAGTACTATACCTCTATAGGTTTAGGTTACTTATTTGAAGAGAGCACTCCTAAGGCAAAGTATAAAGGGGTAGAAAATGAAAAAGCAGATTAACTCTACTTCAATACTATCTAAGCCTAAGGTAAAGAGACCAGGTGTACATGCTAAGAGTAAGAGCTCTAAGCTTAAAGCATCTAAGAATTATGTTAAACAATATAAACAGCAGGGATAATGAGACCTAAACACATACCTACTCCTGAAGCAATGTGGGAGCTATTTGAAGGATATAGAACGTGGTGCAAGTCATCACCTAGATATTCTTATAGCTTATCTACTAAAACAGGTGAGGCTACAGCTATCCCTTTGGAAAGGCCATTAACTCAGGTAGGGTTTAGAACTTATGCTGCTGATAGAGAGTGTAGTGTGCAGGATTACTTTGCTAACTATGAGGGGAGATATTCTGACTATACGACAATCTGCTCACGCATAGAGGAGGCAATCAGAATGGATCAGATAGAAGGTGGAATGGTAGGGCAGTATAATGCATCCATCACTCAAAGAATTAATGCACTGAAAGAGCATACAGATGTTACCAGTGGTGATGAGAAGATAAGTGCTATCACTGTTACTATAGTTAAGTAGTAGTAGTAGTTAAATAATAATAATACCAATATAGTATCTAACTAGGTACTAGCTTTGCTATGGATATAAAAGCGACTGCAATCTTTGAGAAGAACTATGATGCCATAGCAGGAGATAAACGCTTCATAATTAATGAGGGTGGTAGTAGAAGCTCTAAGACTTACAGCCTTTGTCAGCTCATGATTATCTACTGCCTGCAGAATAACAATAAGGTAGTATCAGTTATCCGCAAGACCTTCCCTGCCCTAAGAGCTACAGTGCTTAGAGACTTTATAGAGATCCTCAGAGATATAGGGCTGTATAACGAGGAGAGCCACAATAAGAGTGAGCAGATTTACACCTTTGCCAATGGATCTATGGTAGAGTTTTTCTCAGTAGATAATGAGCAGAAAATAAGGGGCCGTAAAAGGGATATAGCCTGGTGCAATGAAGCCAATGAGCTGTACTTTGATGACTTCACCCAGCTCAATATGAGAACTGAGGATAAGCTAATCTTTGACTACAATCCTAGTGATAGTGCATCATGGTTATATGAGCTACCTGCTGAGGATAGCATAAAGATAAAGAGCACCTATAAGGATAACCCCTTCCTACCTGAAAGTATCAAAGCACAGATAGAGGATCTAAAGAGAACAGATGAGGCACTGTATCAGATCTATGCCCTAGGTGAGAAGGCTATCTCTAAGAGTAACATCTATTCTCAGTGGACCTTCGTAGCTCATAGGCCTGCTAAGTTTGTTAAGTACGTATACGGAATTGATTTTGGGTATAACCATCCAACCGCTCTTATGCGGGTTTACTACTGTGATAATGACATATACATAGAGCCTGTGATATATGAGAGCTACCTCACCACTACCATGCTCATAGAGAAGTTAGCAACCCTGAACATTGAACAAACGGTAACCATCTTAGCAGATTACTCACGTCCAGAAATCATACAAGAGATGAACATAGCAGGTTATGATGTTCAGAATGCTAATAAAGTAGTTAAGAAAGGCATAGATAACCTTAAGACCTTTGGGGTAATATGTCAAGATGATAAGGCCATCAGAAGAGAGTATGAGAATTACAAGTGGAAAAAGATAGGAGACTTCATAACTGATGAGCCTGTCAAACTATTTGATGATGCAATGGATGCCATCCGTTATGCCACTACTCACATAAGGCAGGAGTACTACACTGATGATTCATACTATGCATTCTGATATACTACATAAGATACAAGTGGTGCAAGCCTTCATATACCATAAGACAGGTAAGCAGGTGAGGATAGTATTCAATAGGCCCGATAGGATGCAGCTGCACCTACAGCTCTTAGAGCAGGCATACATGATAGCCATGGGTGAGTTTAAAAACAAATAATCTAATCTAAATAATATAGGTATGCCAACTACACAAATAGCAATAGCACAGCCACTGATGCCTGCATACAACCCTATCAAGTTTATCTATGATAGCAGTAACAACAACCTACAAGGTTTTAAATATATCTTTGATATCTACGAAAGTGGTACAGCTAATAAGATAGCAGAGTACAGGGTGATGCCTACCTATGGCACAGGTTACGGTGAGGTAGATCTATCGAAGCTCTTACAGGCTCAGGTGAGCTATGACCTTAACTTGACTAACACCTCAGCATATAATGCAACCAATAGCCACTACAAGTATGATGTAAAGGTAGGGGAAGAGTATCTCACTACTACCACGTATACATTAGCACTAACTCAGTATCTAACAGCTCCCTATGTAGGTAACGTGCAGATAAACGTAGCTAACACATTTGTGGTAGGTGATCAGATTAACATCACTCAAAACCCTCCAGGTGCTACAGCCAACCCAAACCTAGAAGGGCTCTTCACTGTGGTAGTAGCCAACCCTTTGTACATAGTAGTAAGCTCACCATGGGCTACTGTAACTGCTGCATTATTAGGTGGTGCTATCACTTATGCAGATGGCCGTAAGACAGTGACTAGGGATATCATAACAGCACTAAACAAATTTGTGTTCAATGGAGCCATCAGATGGGTAGAGTGGCCTGTGTATGACTACGATGATTTTATGCTCAACAACTTTCAGGATCAATTCTTAACCAACCTACCTGATAATAACTTCTATGCTACACTATCCCAAGATCTATGGGTTAATGCTGTAGCTAATGGATCACCTACTCCACCTGATACTATGCAGTTTGAAACTAGTGACGGTGATATATTTGAAAAGAACGTAACAGCTGCAGATCATGTTAGTGGTATATCAGTAGGGCCTAATAACTATGGCTTGCTATCAGTAGTATCAGGTGCCCTACCAATGATTAAGCCTACCACTGAATGGTACAATATAAGATATCACAGAAATGGCTTCCCATCTTCTAGGAGATACTACGTGAACTTAGATAGGAGGGTAAGAACAGTAGAGCACTCTATCTTATTCTTAGATCGTATGGGTTCATGGGGCAGCTTTGCTTTTACAGGTAGGGCATATACTACAGGTGAGGTAACACGTGAACAGTTCAATAAGGATATACCAGGATACGTTGAGACAGTAGGTATAGATAGATGGTTGTATGAGACCACCGAGACAGGGATGACTAACACTTACATAGCTACTGATACTACCATCTCACTTAACACTGACTGGATGAATCAGGATATGGCTCTATACTTTACTGAGTTAATCAGCTCACCTAACACCTACATTAAGATCAGCAACTATGATGCAGATTGTGAGCTACCTGAGAGTGAACAGTATGTGAGCTGCACTATAGTTACCTCTAGCTTTGAGGAGTTTAAGCAAAGAAATAAGAATCTAATTAAGCAGAGCATAGTAGTTAAGCTAGCTAATAACAATATTGTAAACTCATAAGATGGTAAGGATACAATTAGCCACTGGCTACTTAGATGTAAAGGAGGGCACTGCCTTCCCCTTGAATTTTCAGGTGGGAGATATAAGGGATGTTAGCCAAAGGAAGGGCAACTACTCTAAGACCATCACGCTAACAGGTAGCAAGAATAATAACAACCTATTGAATCACTACTATGATGTGAATATCATTGAGGGCACTTTCAATATCAATGCTCTTACTACAGGATCTGTTATTCAGGATGGCATCCCTATCATGGAGGATGTATCTATACAGCTCACCTCAGTATTAAAGGCACAGCTAACTGATGGGTATGAAGAGCATGTAGAGTATGAGGTACTGATAAAGGATAGTAAAGCAGATTTCTTTACAGCCATTGCTAACAAGGAGCTAACTGATATAGACTTCTCAGATTTCAACCATACCTATGATGCCTTTAGTGTGGTGCAAGGATTTGATAATACTATAGTAGATGGCTTCAAGTATTTTTTACCTGCTAATACTGCATACATCTACAGCACTCAGGAGTTTAAGCCTGCCATCTTTGCCAGGATATACTTTGATAGAATCTTCGCAGCTGCAGGGTTCACATATGACTGGCCTACCATTGCATACGATAGATTTGATAAGCTCTTTATCCCTTATAATGGAGGGGTAGATAACTTTGACTATAAGGATTATTTGGTTAAAGCAGAGATAACAACTCCTACTACTTTTGTAGGTGGTAACTTTGGACCAGGCACAACTGCTATAAATCCTGCACAAACTTTAACAGGATGGACTGAGCTAGAAGATCCTCAAAATATCTTTGATCCTGTATTAGGTGAATACTCTACACCCTTTAATATTAGTTCAGCTAATGCCCAAAGCTATGACTATAGCATAACTATAGCTTATAGCCTTCAGCTTAACAATACATCAGGAGGTATTTTATTTGCAGGTGATAGTCAAGGAAATTCTAATCCTACATACTACAAGCCTAGATTACATGTGCAAGCAGCAGGATTCACTTCTATTATTAGTAACTTATACACTAATCCCAACCCTCCTTTAGGTACTGCTATAGCAAACAATGCAGTGGAAGCCCCTTTAACTATACCTAATGGAGTTACTACTATTCTTTCACAAACAGTACAAACTACTTTACCTCTTACCTATCTACAGCTTAATCAGTTTTCTTTAGGCACTTTAAGTATAGGGGTGGCAGGTGTAGCACCTCCATTAATAGGGCAAACATCACCTCAAGTATACTGGAGATCAGGTGGAACAGGAGGGGTTAATTCTGCAGCTGTAGTTATAGAAGCTGTGATAACATCCATACAAATAAGCATAGTACCGAGTAGTACAGTGGTAGCCATAGGTGGAACCATAGAGGTAAATGATTACGTGCCTAAGAAGATTAAGCAGAGTGACTTCATTAAGTCTATCTTTAATATGTTTAACCTTTACGCTACAGTAGATAACACCCAACCAAACAAACTGCTACTGCAAAATAGGGATGACTTCTATGATAGTGGGGTGGAGGTAGACTGGACTGAGAAGCTCGCTAAGGACCAGGAACAGAATCTATCTTTTTTACCTGAGATCACTGCAAAGAAAGTAATACTAACTTATGCACCTGATAAGGATGATCCTAATACAACTTATACCAATGCAACTAATGATATCTATGGGCAGGTAGAGGTGGTCTTTGATAATGAGTATGTTAAGGAGGTAGACACTAAGCCTATACTCTTTAGCCCTACTCCTGTTATTAAAACTTTGTTTGGAGCTTTCGTGCCTATGATAGCAGGTGCTGCACCAAATACTAACATAAGGATACTCTATGATAAAACTGAGGTAGGGCAACCCCTTGCAACTTGTGGACCATTCAGTATATTAGACTATGGATCTGTAGGGCAAAGTAACTTAACTAGCTATCCATTAGTAGGCCACTTTGATGATCCATTAACCCCTAGCTTTGATATCAATTATGCTATCTGTGATTTCTACTACTACCAACCTAGCAACCTAACAGATAACAATCTATACAATAGATACTGGAGGAGGACCATGGGGCAGATTAACAATGGCAAGATGCTCATAGCTAACTTTGATTTAAAGGAAAATGATATACAGGCTCTGAGACTTAATGATAAGATAAGGATAGATAACTCATGGTGGAATATCAATAAGGTAATAGACTATGATGCTAACAGCCACAAGCTCACAAGGGTAGAACTCATCAGCATAGACAATGAGATTAATTTCACAAAGTTTATGGGACCAGGTGGCCCTATCATCCCTACTCCTCCTGCAAGTATAGGCCCTATGCAGATGCTAGCAATGAGCAAGATAAATACTACTAAGATGATTACCTCTAATGTATTTAGCAATCAGGCTACTGCTCAGGTAATGGGAAGAGGTAATACAATAGTGAATGGCACTAGATCAGTGGTAGTAGGTGATGGATATATAGTGAGTGAGGATGAGATAGTAGCAGATAACCTAAGGGCTTCTACTTTCAACGGGGTACCTGTAGGTATTACTCCACTAGTATACACTGCTAACTTAACACAGGCAGGAATAGGTGATCCAATGGCTCAGGTGATTAATGATACAATAGGAGGTATTACCTGGACACGATCTAATGTGGGTGAGTATGTAGGTTATTTAGACAGTTATAATATAGGGAGTATAATAGTCCCATTTTTTACTGTAATGATTAATAACGTATTCTATGATGGGATAGTATCCACTACTTACTTAGGTGCATCTAATGAAGTCTATATCACCACCTCGCAAATTGGTACAGGATACATAGATGGCTACTTAATAAATACAACAATCGAAATTAAATACTACGGATAATGAATGAAGTTGAAATACCTATAAAGGTCTCAGGACTTGGGGCCATTAAAGCAGAGCTAAGAGATCTTAAAGGTGAGATAGCCAACGCTACAGATCCTGCAGAAATTGCTAGGTTATCTATGGCAGCAGGTGAGCTAAAGGATAAGATAAATGATGCTAATGAGGCAGTGAATGTTTTTGCATCAGGCTCTAAGTTTGAGCAGGTGAGCAATGGATTCAATGGTATCAAAGAGAGTATTATGAGCCTTGACTTTGAAGAGGCTGCCACTAAAGCTAAGACCTTTGCTACCACTTTATCCACAGTTAACCCTGCATCTATTCTAAAAGGGATGGGTAGCTTTGTTACAATGCTAGGAACTCTAGGGACTGCCTTTGTAAAGTTAGGTGTTCAAATACTTATGAATCCTTTATTCTTAATAGTGGCAGCAGTGGTAGCTATTGTGGTAGCTATTGGTTTCTTTTTAGATAAGATAGGAGTGCTACAAGTAGCCTTGGATTATCTAATGATACCTATCAATGCAGCCATAGATGGGTTAAAGATGTTAGGTGATTTCTTAGGGATAACAAATTATGCAGAAGAGGAGGCAGCAGATAAACGTAAACAAGAAGCGGCTGCTGCTAGTAAAAGATCAGATACTGCTATCAATGAATCTAATGCCCTAATGGCTGCCAAAAATAAAGCTTCTGCTAAGGCACAGGAATCTTTTAGTTTAGCAGATGATGCAATGGGTAGAGAGATAGCTCTACTAAAGGCACAAGGTAAGGATACAAGTGATTTAGAACGTACAAGGCTTAAGGCATCGATTGCATTTCAAAAAAGTATAGTAGCTGAAACCTATGCAACTTCTATGCAACTTATTGAGAAAAATAAATTAACCCTAGCTGAGCTTTATGCAACAGGTGAAAGGAATAAAGATTTTAGTGCTTATAATAAATTACTAAAGGCACAAGAAAAAATAATAATAGATAATAATACTAAAAGCAAAGCAGCCTCTAAGTCAGTACTAGACCTTGAAAATGAGTTAAAAATCTTTGAGCAGGGATTAATAAACGAAAGGAATAAAGCTAATACAAATTCTAACAAAGAGAAAGTAAAGGGAAGTAAAGAAACTACTAAAATAGTAATAGATCATGCAGCTAATGAGCTTGAGATAAAAAGAAAAAACAAGGATCAGGAGCTTGCTAATATGAAGGATGGCATAGAAAAAGAGCAAGCTATGATCGTTGAGAAATATGACAGGCAAGCTGAGGACTTAATAAAAAATACTAAGTACAGTGCAGCAGAGAAATTAAAACTACAGGCCTACTATGATGCTCAAGAAAAAATAGAACTTGACGATAAGTTAGAAGCTAATAAGTTACGAGTAGCTCAAAATGAGAAAGAAAGTATGGGAGGTTTAATAGCCCTAAGACTTGAGGCAATGGTAGATGGTGAAGCTAAAGAACTTGCTGTGCAAGCTGATAAGTATCATAAACTTAGAGAGGCAGCCCTAGCAGATACTAAGCTAACAGCTGAGCAACTTAAAGAGAAACTAGATATATACAATGCACTAGAGATAGCAGATAATGCTAAGAGACAAAAGGCTAAGGATGATGCAGCTGATGAAAAAAGGAAGGCAGCCGATGCTTTATACTTTGAAAGGACAGCTACTGAGGATCAGAAAAAGGTAGCAGAGTTAAATGCTAAGTATGCTGAAGAGCAGGCACTGGCAAATGGCAACCAGGTGATACTACAGAAGCTACAGGAAGATCATCAAACTGCAATGACTAGAATAGAGAAAGATGCATCTATAAAAAGAATAGAAGATGCAGCAGCTGAAAGAGATGCTAAGCTAAGCCTAGCTAATGATATCACTAAAGGTATTACTGATATAGGAGGGATACTAATCAAAGACCAGGAGAAGCTAGCCAAATTTAACAAGGCAAGTGCATTAGTGCAAATAGGTATAGATACTGCTAAGGCTATTAGTGCTTTGGTAGCAGCTGCTAATGCTAACCCATTAAATGCTGTCTCAGCAGGTACTGCAGGTATTGCACAATTTGCATCAGGTATCATACAGATAGCTACTAACATTGCTAAGGCTAAACAACTATTAACAGCCCCTTCTACACCTGTATCAACAGGAGGAGGAGGCGGTGGTGCATCAGGTGGTGGTAATACTGCTAGCATGGTACCACAGGCTGCACAACTATTTGGACAGGGTAACAATTCAAGTACAGTAAGTGCAGGAGGTGTGAGCAGTTCTAGCGGTGGTGGTAATATGATGGTAACAGCTGTGGTTTCAGAGACTCAGATAACCAATGTACAGAAAAAAATAAACATGATCAATAAAAATGCAGAATTATGAACAGTCTTCAAGCCATAACCAATCACATCATTGCATTCTACACAGCACATAAGCAAGTGTTTAAAGTGGGTAGTGATTTCAAAGAACAGTTATATAACTTTGCTACTCAAAATGAGAAGTACCCCTTGGTGTATATCGTACCTAGTGGGGTAATACCTACAGAAAATACTACTGAGTTTACCTTTGATATCTATTGTTATGATATAATTCAAAAAGATAGGGCTAATATCATAACTATTCTTAGTGATACTCAGCAGATCCTTAATGATTTGTATATCTACTATATGGATAGCACTGACTACAGCTTTGATGTGGTAGGAACTCCTACCTTCTCACCCCTTAATAATGATCTATTAGATTATGCTGCAGGGTATCAGATGAGTATTACACTTACTGTCAATGACTGGACTGATTGTGCAGTTCCTATTTAAACAAATCACTTTAATAATATAATATAGTTATGGGATGGTGGGGTAATTGGAGGGCAACAGCTCCAGCACATATAGGCGACTTACAGCCAACTGATTTACTAGACTGCACCTCTATCATAGGTGGGGTGGAAGTTAATAACACTATTACAGGAGCTCAGATAATTGCAGGTGCTAGTGGTGGTGGTGCAACTTGGGGAGGTATCACAGGAACTCTATCTAGTCAAACTGATTTACAAACTGCATTAAATGGTAAGCAGGATACTCTAGTATCAGGCACTAACATAAAGACTATTAATTCTACCTCATTGCTAGGCAGTGGTAATATTAATATAGCCTCTAGCCCTTATACTACAGTAGGCAATAGTGCAGGGACACCAGTAAACAACTCTACTGCTAACACTATTAGTGCATCTATTCTTATCCCTGGCAATACGTTAGTAACTACTCAAGTACTACAGCTAAGAGCACAGGTAAGAAAGATATCAGGTACAGGCACATCTAATATAAGATTCTATATTAACACTACTAACAGCTTAGTAGGTGCAACACAAATAGGGCAGGCTCAGAATATGACAGGATCAGGACAAATGCAAAGGGTAGCTAGAGATTTCTATATAGATACAAATTTTCTATTATGCTACTTACCCACTAACCCAATTGCTACAGATCTATCTTCAGGTGCTTCTAGTAGCATATCTTATACACTAGCTAATCCTTATTATCTTATAGCAGCAGTGCAAAACTCTACACTTACAGAATTTGCAACAGTAACAAGGCTTAACTTAATGACTTACTAAGATGGCATACGCAAAAGATGGTATATTCAATGTGCTCTATCCTACACGTAGGAGGATGGCTAACATACTTAAGAGAATAGTAAGAGATGATATTTCTAATCCTACAGGCAGTACACTAGTAGATTCAATAAGGATTAATGCCAGGATAGTAAACATGGAGAGATTAGAGATAGAGATAATAGCTATGTATTACTTTATATTTCTTAACAATGGGGTACCTCAAACTGCTAATGCTTATGGTCCTAATGATGGTCAAATAGGCCCTAGAGAATTTGTAGATCAGTTCACTTCTGAAATGGCAGCCACAGGTATAACAGCTGAGATATATCAGCAGTACTTTGAGTGGCTTACTAAGAATTATCCTATGAATCAATGGGAGCCTGTAATGAAAGAGAATCAAAAGTTAGTATACACTTTCTATGCATTAGATCCTCCTGCTGATTTTGTATCAGGTTACCCTTTAAATGTCTAATTCTTTTTTCATACCTAATACATTGAATACATAGGTAAGGGGTAGGGCTCCCACAGCTTCACTCTTTGTGATGTCGTTATTTGTGAGCCCGTATATCATCCTCTCCCAGCTCCATTTACTATTCTTTTTCTCATCCTCCTCCTCTGCTTTCTCCTCAGGTGTTAGCTTTGCTTTCTCCTCATCACTTAGCTCCTCATCCTGCTCACCAAATAGATTAGCATATACCTTTAGAAAATTATCCCTAAACTTTAGAAACTCATTGATAAGACCATAGACATCAGTGATAGGTAGATCTAAGAACAGCTCAGCTCTAGTATTGATATCATACTCATAAGGCTCTAAGATTACCTCATCCCATTCATTGAGCTTAGACTTCCTAAACAAGATAGCACATATCTTATCTATATTGTAAACATAATTCTCAGTGAAATAATAGTCTAAGTCTATATACTCAAATAGGCACAGCTTCGCTAATGGTTTGATTTGCATCCCTAAGAGTTCATGCTTATATTTAGTAGATGGTTGTGATAGTGCCCACTTAAACTTAGATACTATCTTAGTGCACTCATCTATATCCATATCATCTATATCCTCACCTGTAAGAATATACAGCACCTCACTATTATAATACCAGGCTCCTAAGCTCTTATCTATTTTAGCTATCTCTATGAACTGCTCTACAGTTACATCACTCCACTGCTTCGGCAGGGCTATCTGTAGGGGTGTCTGATCCAGCATCTACTTGGTGATTAATTTTGGTGGCTATAAACATAAGGTAAGGGATGGCAATATCTGCTGTAAGTTTTTTAAACAGATTAGCCTTGTGTTTGATGTGTGCATCTGCATAGTGTTCAGCAGGTGTAAGATCATCCCTCTTAAACATGATAGCCGCAATCTCAGATACGTATCCTTTAGGTTTATTAATGGCAATCTTCTCAATGAGCTTAGTATCTCTTACTGTTAGCTTCATTTTAGCTGTATAGTTATACCCTTCTACCTCTAAGGTCTCGATGGTAGGATACTCTATCTTTGGTGATGAGTTAAATTCTTTTACAAGATCAATAAAATCAGCCACATCATAATCAAAGAACTCCTTTTCAGGGATGCCTAAGCTAGCAAATATCTGCAGATGCCTGTCTATAGGATCTATCTCTTTGTTATTGCTAAGCTCAGTGATATTCTCAAACTGCTCAATGGTTAGCTCATCTAATCTGTTAGGGATCTCCCTACCTAAAATAGTTATCATAGTTAATTTTTTTACAAATATACAATTTATTTAATATAGGTATGGCAAAAGATAATTTACCTATTTACAAAATTACTATAGATCCTGAATACTCTGAAAATGGGGAGGACTTAGGTATAGAACAAATAGCTTTTACATCCACTCCTGCT